CGTGCCATTCAGACGATAAAACCCGCAGAAACCTTGGAGAAATGAGGGCTTTCAATACTAAACTAATTGTGTATAATTAATTCAACATTAACCGGGAAAATCAAAAATGACATGCACTAAAAAAGACCTCGTAACAGCGGTACGCAAGTACGCTCAAGAAAATTATACCACGGGCGCTTGGTACTTCGTTGAGTCCTGCCAGGACAGCGACATCCTTGATGTGATCGGCGCAGCGAGCACCGTGCAGGATGCCATCAAAAATTGTTCGGTTGCGGTCGGGGGGGCGTCATGATCGCCGCGAGCGACAAGCAAATCAGCCAAGTGCGCGGTCTCCTCACGAGAGCCGAAGAAAAGTTGGCGGCGGGTAAGACCATCGCCACCAACTCGGGTCACATCTCTGGCGGTCGGTGGGTTCGTGACAACGGGTGGGAGCGCCAGCGCAACCTCTGCAAACTTTGGCTGCGCGATCACGGGCTGGAGGGGGGTGCGTCATGAAAATTATCACCAAGAAAATAGACCGGGCGCTTCGTGCGAACGGCGAATCTGACTTGGCAGCGATCCTTGACGACGGCAACACGAAAGATCACAAGCCTGTCGTCAAATTATTTACGCCCGACGCCTCTGCTACATGGCTCCTGACATCTTATGAGATGGACGGCGATAGCAAGCCAACTGGCCGAGCCTTCGGACTCTGCGACCTTGGGCACGGCTACGTCGAACTTGGCTACGTTGATCTTGAAGAGTTGTTTTCTTTAAGAGGCTGGTTCGGCATGAAAGTTGAGCGTGACTTGCATTTCGTTGGCACTCATACGCTCACCGAGTACGCCGACAATATTGAGCGGGAGGCGCAGTCATGAAGAAAACCGCAGCTAGCAAGGCCAAGTGGTTTGACAAGCACGTCATGGTCATCGGCCCCGACAAGGATTCTGAAAAAAAGGCTTTAGCGTTTCTCAAGAAAAAGCACGTTGAAAACCTTGATTTTCCTCAGGAATTTTCTGCTAATGCGACTTGTCGTTGCGGTTCAGGATTTGAACCGTTTTGGATTAACGACGCGAGAGGCATTCCGCTCGCTAAAGTTTGCGACAAATGCGAAGCGGAAAAGTTGAAAAAGTTTCGCCCCGACGTTATGGAAGACAGCGGCTACTGGCATGACGAGCCTATCGACGAAGATTAGTTGCTTGCGCTGCGCATTCATAGCGAGTGCGTAGTTCTGGCTACTAACGGCCAATCCATTGGAACTAAAAAAAGGTGAGAGGACCGCACGACCGCCCATGTGGGCAAATCAAATCAACAATTTAACAAGGAACAAAAACTATGGGATATCAATTTGACGACGGCCAAAGCGGTGGAGACAGCGGCAGCGGGGGCAAGACCTTCGTAAACTGGCACGCGCAACAGACTAAAGACGGCGAAATCAAGGCCGAGTCGTTCAGTATGCGTGACGAAGACAAAAACCGTATCGACATCACTCCCAAGTTCATCAAGGGCGTGGCGTTTTTGCTTTCAGGACTCAAGACAGGCTGGACGTTCTCAAACGGAACGCCGGGAGTTAGTCCTGAATGGGTTTGGAACGAAAGCCCAGCCAAATTCGACCAACTTGAACCTCCTGCGATAAATGGTCAGAAGTGGAAAAAAGGCTTTGTCCTACCACTGGCGATTGACCACGACACGGCTGGAGTGTGGCAGCAGGGTGGCGCCGGTTCTTGGAAAGGCTTAACTAACTTGATGCGCGCCGTTCAAGAAGACGGCGGCGACGGCGACGTGGCCGTTCTGGCGATGCAACAAGAGGTGGAGAGAATTAGTTTCAAGATGGGGTCCACGTCGTCTCCAACGTGGAAGTTTATGAAATGGTCGAAGGCTCCGGCCTGTCTCAAGGAGGCAGACGACGAGTTTTAATGTATAACGTCTGAGCGTGCGGGTTGTCCCAACCCGACCCGCTCGCTTCGGAGCGCGGCGGCAGTTTTCCTCCCGGTTACTGTCGCCGCCACCTCGCTCACAGAGACAATAGGTTGGACCCATGTTTCAGAAATACGGAGAAGAATTAGCGGCCAAGGGCTACGACGTTACGCCTTTGAGCGGCAAGGTGCCGATTCTAAAGGCTTGGCAGTCACGCCCAGTGCCAGACTTCACACAATATCCAGACGCCAACATCGGCGTGGTCCTGGGCGGCAAGCACAACATTATCGCAATCGATATCGATGTTCTTGACGCAGCCGCATCGGCGCAGATCAAGGCGTTGACTGAGGAAATACTTGGCGCGGCTCCTGAGCGGATAGGGAAGGCTCCCAAGACATTGTTGGTCTATCGGTGCAGCGTTCCCACCAAGAAGATCAAAACAGCAATATACGATCTGGCGGGACACGACTGCTGCGTGGAAATCCTGGCGGACGGTCAGCAGTTCGTAGCGAGCGGAACGCATCCTGACACCAACACCAGATACAAATGGCCTCAAGACAGCCTGTTAGATTATCCAGCGGACGAGTTGACCGAGGTCACGACGCAGCAGATTGCCGACGTGATCGCGGCGGCCAATATTATTCTGAGCCAAAAGGGCGAGATTAAGGCAAAGAGCCTGACCAACGGGTCCAGCCCGAAAGGCTTTCAATTTAACCCCAGCGAGCAGGCCACCACGGTCGATAAGCTGACAGCGGCGTTGAAGCATTTAGAGAATACAGATATCCACTACGACGACTGGGTTCACGTTGCCCACGCGGTCAAGGGCGCAGTCGGCGACGCCGGGTTTTCTCTATTTCAAGAGTTCAGCCGCCGGTCGGCAAAGAATGAGGACGGCGAGACGGAGCGCCTGTGGGCCTCAATATCTGAGGTCACAAGGATCGGCGCAGGGACCATATTCCATCTGGCAGCACAGACCGGCTTTGACCCTGCAAATTGGGAGAAGAATGACCGTTTCGGCCCTGACAGCCTGATGTCGATGGATGTGGACGAGTTCAGCGACTACGCCACACAGGACGCCCCTGAGACGTTTGACGAAGATGCCGTGGATGACAGGGCATTCTTCAGCGCCAAAAGCGTTGTGGGGCCTCTACCGGCCAGACAGTGGGCAATAGACCAGTGGATACCCGCGCAGACTGTGTCGCTGTTATTTGGTGCTGGTGGGGTGGGCAAGAGCTTACTGGCACAACAGTTCGCTAACCGCATAGCCGAGGGCGAGCCGGTATTTGGCCTGGAAACTACGCAGATGCCGGTGTTGTACGTAGGCTGTGAGGACGATGCGCTGGAACTCAGCAGGCGCCAGCTAGATATAAACGAGTGGCGCGGCGTCGATGAGTTCGGAAGTGGCCCAGACAATTGCTGGCTGTGGCCCCGGATCGGCGAGGACAACGTCATCGTGACGTTTCCATCTCAAGGTGAGGCGCTGGCTGGTGAGTTTTTTGAGACGCTGTACCGCACTGCAAGTGAGGTGAAGGGCGACGCCGACGCTATATTTATAATTCTGGACACCGCAGCAGATATGTTTGGAGGCAACGAAAACGTCCGCAGGGAGGTCAACACATTCGTCAAAACCTTTCTGGGATCGCTGGTTCTGAAGCTAAATGCCACCGTGCTGGTCCTATCGCATCCGAGTCTTACGGGGATTTCCTCAGGGTCGGGCCTGTCTGGCTCAACGGCCTGGGAGAACAGTGTCAGAAGCCGGGCATATTTATTTAGGGACGCTGAAACTGACGGCGTTCGCATTCTGTCGCGGAAGAAGAGCAACTATTCCGAAACCGGCGACGACAGCACAGACATCAAATTAATCTGGGATAAGGGCGTCCTGACGGTGCCAACCAGCACCAGTCAACTAGACAAAATTAACGACACCGCACTTAAGCACGCCGTCATGGCCGAGGTGGATATTGCCTGGGGCGAGAAAAACCCTATCCGAAAACTAGGCCTGCGAGGCTACCGAAAGGCGCTGCCAAGACTGCTCCCACAGCACAAATCGAACGCCGTCGTGAAGGTGTTTCAGGAGCTAGTAGGAGACGGAAATATCGTCCATGTGGAGCGATTAGGCCACAAGACCGAAAAGGCGATCAGATGACGCAAGTAATTGAAAGTAAACGGTTAAAAGAGATGTGTGTTTTTCAATTCACACGGTCTGAAAAGCTCATACGTTCCAATGACTTCCTAATTACACCAAACTCCACCCCTAAAGGGGGCACACAGATGTGTGCGCCCCATCGGGGTCTTGGGCAAATAGCAACAACGAGGGCAACATGATGGCGACGAAAACAAAGCGTGAGCGACCTGATTATTGGACCAATCGAGAGACCCTGGGAAACGCGACAGCGGAGGCAATACACTATTCGATTATGCCGTTAGACAAAGTTTCGGTGGACATGGAATTGAAATGGGGATGCGACCGACTGCCACAGCTTGTCTCCACTGAGACTGCCCTAAAGTTCGGAAGCGCAAAGGCAAAGCTGGACGAAGCCATAGAAGCCAAGGACGCACAGACAGTTGCCAAACGAGCGAACGTGCTGATCAAAGGCTGGAAAGTTCTAAACGACGAAGCCGAGGCCAACGGCCACAAGCCACTTTCGCCAAAGATTTGGCCCCACACCACTGAAAAGGGGTTTCAATTCGCCGTGGCGCAAGGCAACCCCGACGCAATTAAGGCACTCAAGGAGGACGAAGCCTTGAAAGGTGTAGTCGTCTACAGCCTTGAAGAACTGGGCCGAATGCTTGAAAGCGAGCGCAGCCTGAATGCCTTGAAACTCCAACTGCCCGGACAGCCAATCAAAAACGTGTCCGTGATGACGCCAAAGCGTCGGGCAATGTACCTAGTGGACGATGAGATACCATTCTGAGTATTGTAAACAGTCGTCAGGCTGTTTTTGTCTTCGCTCCTCCCAGGCGGACCTCCACACAAAAACTGGTCTGGCGACACTTTAAGAAGGGAGAATTTTCTAATGATTTTGGAATTCCGAGGGGTTTTATAATGCCCTTAAAGCGTAAGCCATCATTTAAGCCAACTGAGAGCGAACGAGAACTTGTCGGGCAGATGAGCGCGGTTGGCATACCTCAAGACAGTATTTGCCTTGTTGTCCGAGACGGAATTGACCCAAAAACATTGCGAAAGCATTTTCGTCACGAATTAGACACAGCGTCGGTAATGGCAAATTCTAAAGTTGCCGGGACGCTTTACAGCAAAGCCCTCGCAGGAGACACCACCGCAGCAATATGGTGGACAAAGACGCGGATGGGCTGGAAAGAAACAAGCGTTCAAGAAAGCACTGGAAACGTAAAAATAGAGGTAGTTCGCTTTGCCGAGCCAAACATTTCGGATACCAAACAATTGGACACCCCGAAAATCGCAACGCCCGCTCTGGGATTATTTGGAGCGCGGGGGGAAACGTGCAATTGAAGTAGCCCACCGACGTTGGGGGAAAGATGATGTGGCTTTACATAGAGCGGCAGTTGCAGCGATAGAGCGCCCCGCTACTTACTGGCATTGCCTTCCAGAATATGAACAGGCTCGAAAAGCAATTTGGAATGCGGTAAACCCGCACACCGGGCAACGCAGAATTGACGAGGCGTTTCCCGATAGCATTCGTGAAGGCAAAGACGAACAACAAATGTTGATTCGTTTTGTTAATGGCTCAACATGGCAAGTTATAGGCTCTGATCGATACAATGCATTGGTCGGAGCAGGCGTTGCCGGGGTTACGTTTTCAGAGTGGGCGCTGTGCAATCCCGCAAGCTGGGGCTACATCTCACCAATGATGAGAGAAAATGACGGGTGGGCTGTGTTCATTACAACGCCACGAGGCAACAACCATGCTCATGCGATGTATCATCAATTTAAGAAAACTGACGGTTGGTTTGCTGAGATTTCCACAGCAAGGGACACTAAGGCGTTCACTGATTCAGAATTGTCAGCGATAAAAGAAGAGTACGTTAGCCTCTATGGAGAAGATTTCGGAAACGCTCAATTTGAACAAGAATATATGTGTAGTTTTGACGCTGCTATTCTTGGAAGCTATTACGGCGGAGATTTAGCTAAAGCACGGACTGAAGGCCGGATTAGGTCAATTGATTATGACGACAGCCTCCCCGTGACAACCGTGTGGGATATTGGATGGACTGACGACACCGCAATTTTGTTTGTTCAACTCTTGGCTGGTGAAGTGCGAATTATTGACACTTACCATACTAGCGGCAAAAGCCTTGAGCATTTGGCAAGCGTTATTAATTTGAAGCCATACGAATATGCTAAGCATTGGTTGCCGCACGATGCCCAGGCGAAGACACTCGCTGCCGCTGGCCGGTCAGTGTTCGAGCAATTGACGAATGACCACGGGCTAAAAAATGTGACGATCCTGCAAAACAAAAACACAGAGCAGCAGGGGATTATGGCCGTGCGTCAATTGTTTCCACGGCTGTGGATTGACGAAAACCAGGAATTTTTTCTAAACGCAATATCTCAATTTCAACGTGAATGGGATGACGACAAGAAAACATTTCGAGATAGGCCCGTAAAAGATTGGACCAACCATTTCGCTGACACACTGCGCTATCTGGCGTGGGTAT